ATTGTTTCTGTACTACAACAACCCCATAATCCATACAATTCCAGAATTGTAGGTTGTTGAGGGGCATATCAGGTGAAGGGGTCTCAGGACGTGCTACAAAGGCACTGAGGGGCAGTTTATCATACATTGCAGCATACTCTGGTAGATAGGTCTCAAAGTAAAATGCACGACCAGGAATACTCTTACAAGAAATCCATACACCTTTTACAAATTCCCCCCATCCACTTTGATGGTCTGTAAGATACTCCTTTCTTACCCATACTTCATTAGAAGGTAAATTTGCAATTAAACATGCCATATTATCAATTCGTTTCTTTATCTATACAAAAAAAAAGAGGACCCGTAGGTCCCCTTTAATATTATTTCTTTCCTTGACCACGATAACGCTTACGCTTACCATTACGTGATGATGCACTCAACAATGTATTTTGTGAACATCCTTGGCGAGTCTTTTTTGGTTTGGACGGTACATAATTACCACCTTTCATCATTGCCATAACTTAATTCCTCTTGGTTGTACTAGATGTTTTATTGCCCGTAACCATCATACCTGAGACGAGTAAAACGGTCAAGAGCAATACGTAAAGAAAACTTAGCATAAAACCCTCATGAGATCAAATAATACGAGTCTTCTCATGTCCTACTCGAATACGAGGGTCGCACCAAATCTCAAATCCTGCTTCCTTTGCATCTAAACAGAAACTTACATCCTCTCCACACATATCTTGCACACTCCCAGACTCAAATACTTGCATCTTTGGTGCAAACCATGGATACTCAAGATTCTCAAAAACTCCATTCTTAATGAGCACCCATCCAAAACCTGTGTAGTCTACAGTGAATGGCTTACGCCGCTTCTGAATAGATTCCACTGTTTCGTGGTTCATGACTCCACCATTCTGACGGAAATCTTCCTCCTCTAACCAATGTGCAACACTCGTAGTTTGCCCATCCTCAGTCGCATACCATCCACTTACAACTTCCTTCTCTTCTCCCTCAGCAGGAATTGCCATATCACACAATTGCCAAAACTGATTACTATTAAACACAATATCACTATCAATCCACAACTGATAATCATACTTCAATTTACCATCCCATGGCACCTGATTCGGTCCACGCAATACATTCGCACCTAAACACTTACATCGTGCAAAGTTTACCATCGAAGAGTAATCTTGACTGATCTGAATACTCATTCCGTTCTGTACCATATCAAAGCACAGTTGTACAAAGTTCTTCAGAAAAATATATGAACACCCTCGACCAGGAAGACAAAATACTACAGTCTTCCCACGCATCCTTTCCTTGATCGCATCAATATCCCAATCTGCTTTCTTCTCAACAGTTGGTGCTTTTGCTTTTACAGTGAATCCTTTTGCCATAAATCGAAATTCCTTTCAGTTCAATTCTAGTCTATTATCTAGTCGATGTCAAGATATACTCTAATCGGGTAATCCGACCTTTGCTACCTCAGAGTACCTATACGATAAATCCTTTGAGTCATACTCTGTCTTCATTAATCCTACCATCCCATTCAATTGCTCCCATGTACTCTTAAATTCTTTCTCAGGTAGATTGTGATATACACACTCTTCCTTAATGTAAATGTTGTAAACTTTTTCCAAAATACCTCCGATTCTTTTCACTATTTAAACGGCGAATCATAATAATGAGACTATCAATACCCCCACTACAATACACAATAAAAACATCCCAGGTCCTCTCCATAATGCTATCAATATATCATAAAAAATCCGCGCAGTTGCATACGTGAAAACTACACGGGGGATATTCCAATACCGCAAATTTTTTTTACTCACGCGAACCTCACAGTCGTTTTTTATACCTGAAAAATTTTTTGAAGTGAACTCGATATCTATCTCGAAAAAGACATACAGTGTAGGTTAGGGTAGTTAGGGGTTTTTATATACGCAACGCCCGCCGGGCATCAACACATAACGCCCCCAAATACTGTGTCTCGGTGATACTCTGAGTCTAGCACATATGGGGCAGAGTGTCAACAACTGCCCCGCACTAAGTATCAGAATTCCGCAATCATTTCATCAAGTTCGATGACGTTAACTGCAGGGTCACGGTATGCTACACCGTCTTTCGTAGATAAGTCATTGAAAGAACATGCTTCAAGAAAATCTACAAAGTCTGTGTAATTACCTGCCTCGCGGGCAAGGTTATAAAGACCCTCATCATTACCGATCCAAAGTGCAACATTCCAGGTCTCATAATTGGTCCAACCGTTATAGGTTGTATCAGTGAGATTAGTCTGAAAAGTGGCGGTCATGTGTGTTTGAGTCATGCTTACACTACTGAGACACTTTGGAAGCTTCAGTTAGTTACTGCCCCACGCAGACTCTCACCAACTGTCCACACTATTCAGGTCTTCGATATAAGCATCACAGTGCTCATTACCCTCCAATTCAAACAACTTATTCCAATCAATATCACGCGGGTTAAAGTCGCCCATTGCTGTGATGTCTAGCGTGATTCTGTAACGTTGCTTCTGGAGTTGATGGAAGATAGTGGAAGACATTGGAGAACCTTGGTGATACTGCTACATTATAGTCCGGGTTGAGGATATTAGCAACTCGCCGCAGTCCTATTTAGAAAGTGTCACCGGGTTTCTTGACTTTTCGGGGAGTTTGTGATAGACTGGTCGCCAAGATCACAAGGTCTGAGAGGATTTAAAGAGGGTCTAATCACTAGGTCTGAGAGGATTTAAAGAGTGTATTCAGAGGGTCTTCAGAGTACCTGTGGAGGGTATTCTGGGGGTATTAGTACCACTTTTTCCACAACCTTTTCCACATGTATATAACGAACATAATGATTTAAAATAACATTTTTAATACAAAAAAACCCTAATCTTGTATATATCAGGGCAGAAAAGGTGAGTTTTTGGATATTACCTAGGTCTTACACATGTTCCCGCAACACACACAACCAGTCGGGTCAGATGCCTCTTCCATTAGTATATCATAGGCAGATTACATAGGTCAAGTCAATGTTATCAGAGAGTGGTAGGATTGCCGTTGAAATCAATCATCTCTCCTTTGTTATCTTCTTCAGTCAGTACATCCAGAATAGAAAGAATGTCATTGCCAGTGTTACCTTGCTTCAGGAGTTCGATTGCTGCTTTAGCATTCATTTGCTTGGTCATTTGATTAGAAGAAAGTGAAGGTAATGACGTAGGAATTACCGAACGTCAGTGTTAGTTTTTTTGGATAATCTAGGACTTACCGATGCATCGCTAACGTGCCTAGATTAGGGGTTTAGTTGTTATCTAACAGATGAGGATAATACTCTTCAACATCTTCAATCAATTCATTAAGTGTCAATTTATCCATATCATTTGAGAGATAATCATATAACATGGCAAGACAATCTTTCAGGTCTAAACCATCAATAACCTCTTGCACATAGTTGTTTTGAAGTTCATCACGGTCGATGATGTTGTCTGTGGTAGTGTTCATTTTAGAATCAGGCAAAGAGATAAGAGGAATGAAATTCTTCAGTTTTGAATACATTTTGTCCGTTAATCATACCAACAAAACGACGAACGAACCACTGGTAATTCTTCTGAAAAACTCCTTCTCCAGCAATACAATGCTCAGAACAAATTGCATTGATTCTGCTCTTTGTCGTATTTGATTGATAACCACCATCAAGAATTTCGACATGGTCATCACCAACAACAGCAATCAGATTTCCATAAAGAAACACCTTGCTATTGTTTGTTTCAGGATCATAAGTAACTGCCGTGTTATCTTTCTGCCAGTTTTGATTGTTGCTGATGGCAGCATTCATTTGTTGTTCAATCTTTCTCATGATGTGTTTGAGTTGAGTGTGTGCTTACAATACTGAGACAGTTTAGGAGCTTCAGTACAATAACTCAAGCATAATGTTTGGCAAGTGCAATCACCTGATCATCAGCAACAAGGCGATTTGCACCTACCTGAGTCTCAAAACGATGATAGACTTTATCAGGAGATTCTCCCTCCCAAGAAATACAATCAGTCAGAGAATTACACATTTCTTTCACAGTTTGAGTACCGCGATAGATTGAATCAAATTCTGCCTCAAGAACAGAAAGTGCATAACGAAAAGTCATAGAATCAGTGTTAGTCATTTGAGTGTGTGTGGAGTGTGTCCTTACATAACTAGGACACTTTAGAGGCTTCAGTTACTAAACCTCTGCTTTCAGTAGATCATAACAACGATCTGCTTCAGTCAAAACATCATCGTCTAATTCATCCCATTCGACTTCAGCATAAGCACTGAATGCTGTTTCATAAGTACCATCAGATAACAATGGTGCATAATACAATACTACATTATGATCAGGGTCTAATGTATAAGTACAACCGTTGATTTGTGAAACAAGAAAAACCATAATGTTTTTGTGTGTTAAGTGTGATTTAGTAATGTTCAGAAAGGATTTGTCCAACGATCATATTGTGAGTCAGTGATATAACCGTTCTTGCAAAGATCATCAGTATAGTTGTTCCAATACTCACGCTTGGCAATTACATCACCTTTGAAAGTTGGTTCCATTTCAATTACATCAGACCACAGATAACGAAAGTCAGAGAGTGCTTGTGTTTTAGTCATTTTTGTCATTTTGTTGTGTGTGAATTGTGTCCTTACACTACTAGGACACTTTAGAGGCTTCAGTTACTTATCATCCCACAGATGCCATTTCCATATAACAATTCTCACTGGCATACTTAATCACTCCATCAGAATCTTTCAGTCCGATGAATGAAACTAATCCATTGAAAACTTTAACATCAACAACCTCATATACATTGTTGCTATCATCTGCAACTTTGCATCCTTGAATTACACTCAGAATGGATTTGGCAGTGTTGTTGTCAGTTTGAATCATAGTGCGATTGTCTCTCATACAACTGGGACACTTTAGGGGCTTCAGTTATGATTAACGAAGATAAAGAAATGAACCGAATTGGTCAACAATCTCAGGGTTTTCTACAAGTTTGTCAATGTAGAACCTGATACCTTTCGCAGGTGCTTTATAACTGGCAGGTTTATATACCGCACCAGTATTCTTATCAACAAACATAAAGCAACTACGACCATCTTTGATTACACCATCGCGACAATCTTGTTGCCAAACTTTGATATATTTCCGACCAACTTCATAGGTCAGATGTGAATGGAAACTACGTCCAGATTCAAGTGCATTAACTTTCCATTGATTGTTGACAACTTCAAGCAGACATTCAGTCAGATACTCTGCTTTGAGTTCAGGAGCACAAAAGGTCATAATGTTTTGAGTGTGTGTGGAGTTGGCGTAGATTGCTGTCATACAACTGGGACACTTTAGGGGCTTCAGTTACTAAACCTCTGTAAGTTCTTGTTGAAGTAACATATATTGCTCTTCAGTTACTTCATCTACACATTCTTGAATTGTAGAATAGATGTGATCCATATTGGAAACTTCATTGAAGATTCTTTCTACTAACTCAGGATGTTTGTCGCAAGGATATTCTGGATCACCATTTTCATCGTAAACCATACAATCCTCATTAGTGTAAATCCATGCTGCACAATGTGCATTTTCACCTTGAATCTTGATCATATTATTAACAAGATCTTGCAGTTGTTTGAGAGTGTAGTTCATCAGTTGAGAAGAGAAATGTCGTAGGATGTAAAGTTAGGATATTGTTTTTCTACCCATTTTGATAACTTATTATTCTGTGATTTAATGCCCTTATGTGTCTTTGGTTTGGTGGGCATCACCTTAAGAAACGATAAATGTCCCTCATCTGTTGTTACTTGAATCCGATAAGTTGCAGTGTTAGTTTGCATCAGAATGTGAGAACGATTCCGTTACCGTTAGGGTCAGCAATGACCACATTTTGCTTCTGTTTCACCCACACTTTTTTCCAGATAGTTTTGCCATTAACTTCACCGACAATCATATCTGCGGTGCGGGATGATACTTTCACACCTGCTTCTCTGTTGAGAACAATAGAGTTGCCGATGCAAACTTCAGAGAATGGAACAATCATAATGTGTTTGAGTTGTGTGCTTACACTACTGAGACACTTTAGAGGTTTCAGTTACTAATCAGAACACATTTGTCCAACGAGTGTGATTTGCTTTGGTAATTCTACCTTCTGCTAACATATTATCACAGACACGACAGAAAACTTGAAACTTTTCCTCACGGGTAAGAGCGTGAGGTGTTGCACAAGTAGCAATCACCTTGAGCATTTGAGTCTTGGAAGTGATCATCGTAAAATGTGATAAAAGTCAATAGAGTTGATGCACCAACCTGTTGCAGATGTAATCTCTTCAATGAGATCGTCCTCATCAATTACTTCCCAAACACAACTAAGAGTTTCATCAATTACCTCTTGTTTGTATTCATCAGTGATTGATTCATCTGCCATCGCATCACTGAAATCAAAATCAATTTTTGTGATTTGGAATTGCATAATCAGAGAGATTCGATGATAGATTGACGTGCCTGATATGCTTGAAATTGACTGTTGAATGTCGCAATCTTGGTCATATCATCTGCCCAATAGATTGCCCACTTATGTGAACCAAATACACCCTTTACTTTGATAGGGTTGTCAATACCAAGAGGATAAGATTTCATGGTGTAAGAAGAAAGTTCAGAGAATAATGTGTAAACCTTTGTATCCATAAACTCACATTCCATTCATAAACTCATGCAGTTCAGCAAGATACTGTTCTTCAGTTTCAAACTTTCGACCATAGATTTCGCAAGGGAAAGTTTTCTTTTGGAACATAGTTGATGCCACGCTGACATCTTGTCGATCATAACCCATAGAAACAAGGTTTTCGACGTAGGGATTAGTTTGAGTCATAAGTGTGTTTTGATTGTGTGCTTACACTACTGGGACACTTTGGGGGCTTCAGTTACTATCAACGCAACGATTGCACCTTTACAACCTCAACCTCACTATCATCGATTGAGACATAATCAATGTTAAAGTTAGGATGTAATTCGATACACCTTGCAACTGCATCTTCAGCAGTTTCTGCAATATATGCCAGACAATCATTCATCTGTTTGCGTTCATCGCGACCGTAGATGAGGAATTTAGTTTCGTTCATAGTGTGAGTGAATTGTGTGCTTACACTACTGGGACACTTTAGAGGCTTCAGTTACTTACTCTTACGTTTTTGCAGTTTTGATATAAAGTTCTCTGCACTCTGTTTGTTCCTACACACCTTCATCTTACAGTTATCATATATCACCATATATTTCTTGCCTGTGCCCAATGGAACTGCTGCAATCTCCCAGTCTTTACCAACGACCCATCCAATTTGTGGTTTTGGTGATAGAATGTCGCTATTTGTGGGGTATTTCATGCTATAAACTCCTTTTCGTGCATTTTTGTTTGCAGGGATGACCTAACACCCCTGAATCAGTAGAATATAAAAAAAGGGGTTTTTGATAACCCCAGATCCCTTGCTATGACTGACCTGCTCAACGCCTCACAACAGAATCATAGAGTTCACCCTGCTCAAAAACAATATCAACACACTTCTGAAGTGCGCGGGCGGTTGATACTCCGACCTGAGAATAAACAGGGACACAGCAGAATCCAAACGTCTTGTTTTCTGCCAGACGCAACACACGCCCGATGGATTGAGTCATCTCAATGGTGTCCATATTACGCATGAAGATGACACCTTCCAACTGACTGATGTTGATACCCTCAGACAGAATAGAGCGGTGGAGAACAACAAATTTCTTGTCTGATTGGCGTCCCCAAGCGTTCAGAACCTCAAAGAACTTCTCCCTAGATACTTTCACCCCATCAATGATTGCACCCGTCTTAGAGGTGATGTAGAGGTAAGAATAACCCCGGTCAGTAAGTTGCTGTGCAAAATCTGTCTGAAACAGTGTAGTCAACTGCTTGGTAGTCTTGGCACAAACCAACACTTTGCTGATGGACAATTCATCAACGGTGGTCAGAATGTTGTTAGATTCAAGGTGAGGAGTGATAGACTTTTTGTCAACTTTGTCCATCTCAATCACCTTGACTTTAGGTGCTACGATATAACCACCATCAACCAGTTCAGGTGCAGAAACCCGACAAATAATATCGCCATAAACCTCACGGTCATTCATACCGGGTTTGGCAATAGTAACCGAAGTCTTGCGCGTTGCAGTGAAATAGTAGCAACGTTCTGCCTTCTTAGAGAAATACTCTGTGGCAGGGAAGAAGTTACGCTTGACGCTGTTATGTGCTTCATCAAAGTAAATCGTATCGACATCAATACCAGACTCCATCACACGACCAAGAGAATTGTAGGTCGTGAAGATGATAACGTGCTCACGAACAGTTTGACACATATCAACAAACAATTTGATACGCTCAGACTTAGTGGTGCTGAAATGTTTGGTCTCACCACTGTGAACGTGCAGCACATTTGCATTAGTAATGTGCTCAAGATACTCAGAAGAGAGTTGCTCAGCAAGAAGAATACGCGGAGCAACAACAACAATCGTGCGGGGAACTTTGATACTGAAACGCTTTTGTGCGTCCATAATACCGACCAAAGTTTTAC